ACACAGAATTAAAATCTACTAAACATGTTCTGTATCGGACTGATACTGGTGCTGAGTTGGGTGTTCACGGTTCAAGGTATTCATCATTATATGATTTATCTTATAAGCGAATGATCGACAACCAACGATCCATCATAGCTAGGTCAGACTTAAATACTTCGGGTATTACTGAAGACATTCAAGTATCTCATAACGGTGCCAAATGTTTTGTTAGGCATACTTTGCCCAATGAGTTTATTGAAACTCCTGATGGCGATAATGCTTCATTAAACTTCCTAACTGTTAGCAGTCTTGATGGGACTATGCCCTTTGTCTGTACTGTTGGAGCTAATCAATGGGCTTGTATGAATGGTCAGATCTTCGTGTCTAAAGCTGCCAGCATTTATAAGTCAAGACATACGAAGAAACTAGACATTGACCAAGGCGCTAAACTAATCTCTAAGGCTGTAACGATTCTCCAGTCGGAAGCAGAAAGCTGGAAAGGTTGGTCTAATACTAAACTAAATAATCAGGAAGCCTTTCTGTTATTTGCTAGGGCAGCCGGTGCTACGGCAGTCTTTAAGCGACTTGAAGAATACCCTGATGATAACTATGCAAGAGCTTTGTTGGACGGTCAAGTTAGTAAGAACTCTGCTTTAATGTATATGTGGGATCGTTGGACTAAGCATTACCGTGGTGCTTTAGGTCACAATCAATGGTCAGTTTATAATGTATTAACTGATTGGTCTACCCATGCTCCAGCAGCAGGCCGTCAGTCTCAAGTTAATATAGCTTCAATATCTTATAAGCGTGGCGAAAAGGTTCGTGAAACAATTATTAATAACTTTAAGGAAGCAGCATGAATATAGATACCGATGCAGACTACGTACTTGAAGCTTACTGGTGGTCGCATAAATTAGTAGGCAAAGTAGTTAAGAAAAATAAAAAGTTTGTTCTTGCTTGTGTCACTGCTTACAGAGACTATCAAGATGAAGAAAGCGAGTGCTTGCAGCTTACAGAAATGCTACAACTAAAAGACAAACTTGTTGAGGTCTATCGCTATCACCCTGACGGTGAGGTTTGTGTTGAACTAACTATTAAACAGGAGTTCGTGAACGGATGAATAAGAAAGATTTAATATGGGAGTTGATGGAACTTAAAGAACAAGATCTAAGTGGTTATCCTATTGAGCATATACTTGGATACAAAAGTGCTTTGGATGAAGCTATAGATTTAATCATGCCGTTCCTAATGAAGATTAAGGAGAATGAAAATGAACATTGACATAGACTGGGACACAGTAGAAACAATCGGCATAGAGTTCGTTAAAGAATCCTATGTCGGATTACTTGAAACATTGCATGGGTATGATCCTGACAACGCTGACCACCAAGAAGAGTTTTATAAGGATGAATGGCGTGTTGAATGCTTTGAAACTGTTTTAAAATATATACTACCTAAAGGAGAATCAGATGCGTTTATCGCAGAGCAAAAACAGAAACATCTTTACCAGACTGACCTCTTTCGTTAAAGATTGTGTTGTTGATCTAGTAGAAGGCTATGTCAGCACCGAAGATTTGATTAAGATTTATGTCTGCGTTATAATCTTCTCAGTATTCTTTATAGCAGGAGTAGCATCATGAAAGTAGAAATGATAGATCTTATGGGCGATGACAAGACCGTTGTAAATAGCGCAAGGGTTTCGTTCGCTAATGTGGTAGATGAGTTTGGTCCAAGAGATAAAAAGTTACTGGCTTATCTGGCTCGTCACGATCACTGGACACCCTTCGCTCATGTTCAAGCACAGTTTAGAATTAGTGCGCCGATCTTCGTCGCTAGGCAACTCGTTAAGCATCAGGTTGGTATGTGCTGGAATGAACAGAGTCGTAGGTACATAGACTTTTTACCTGAGTATCACTGGCCTAAACTGTGGCGAAAGAAAGCAGACAATAAAAAGCAAGGCTCATCGGATGTAGTCTTTGTAGGTGATGAGCATACAAGATTCCAAGAAAAGTATGCTGACTTAGTTACTCAGGCCGAGGCTATTTATGACAACATGATTGCCAGTGGCGTAGCACCAGAGCAAGCACGAATGGTTCTGCCACAGTCTATGATGACCGAATGGATTTGGACAGGATCATTAGTTGCATTTGCTAGGGTAGTTAAGTTACGATCTAGTGACGATGCACAGTTTGAGTGTCGTGAAATAGCCAAGATGCTTGATGATGAATTCAAAAGATGTCCCCAACTTAAATACTCATGGAGTGAATTATGTCGATAGGAACAAATGTTTTTGTACACAACACGGCTACAATTAAAATTAAAAAGTCTTTGGCGGGTGAAACACAGTCTAAAGATACTTGGGATATTATAATTGAAGACAACAAAGGTGAGAGGGTTACTATCTATTGCTGGGGCGATGATGCTGTACTCACTGGAGACTTAACAGGAGAGAATGTATGAATCCTAATGAAGAAGGTTGGATAGAAGGCATGTCAGATTTTTATGTTGCTTTTGATGACGCATGGTCTAGGATGTTTGTTATGATATTAGGTACGGCATTGCCGGACATCAAAGTAAAAGAAGCATTCCTTGAGTTTGTTAAAGACTGGTCTATGCATGTTGATGGAAACCTTTCTGCCAGTGAGAGTGACATCATCGAATTATTCCCTGACTTTTTAGATACCTTGGTGGCTGATTAATGTTTGTAGAAGATATATTAAAACAAAAAGAGTTTCTTTTAAAACCTAAAAGAAGTGATAAGTTTGTTGTGCCTTTGTACAAGGATGGTTGGAGATACTGCCATATAAGTCTAGGAAACAAACACGCCTTTGTAAGGCCACTTACAGGGGACAAACGCAGTAAAATATCTAGAAAAAAATTACAGGAGGAGCTATGTGATACTTATTGGTGGGCTGCTAGGTGCCACTCATCCCGTGGTCTTAAAAAGAAACCTAAAAATTGGCATAGAGAATATGCTTGACGTTCTTTACAGAACTGTTAAACTTACTAAACTTTAACTAAAGAGGAAAGTGTTATGGCTATAGTTTCTGGCGTTGCATATTGGGCGAGCATCACTCAACCAAATACAACTTATGAACCTGTATACACAGTGAACGTGGTTGTCGATGACGATACTGCTGATAAATTTAGAGCAGAAGGTTACACCGTTAAAGACAAAGACGAGGGTCCGACAATCGTTATTAAACGAAAAGTTCATGGCCCCAATGGTATGGTCAGGTCTGCACCTGAGCTTATGGATCGCAGTAAAATGCCTATGGATTGCCAAGTTGGTAATGGATCTACTGTTAATGTACAGTACAAGCCTTGGGAAATTACTCGTCAGGGTAAAGTCTACAAAGGTTTGGACCTACAAAAGGTTCAAGTAGTTAACTTAGTACCCTACGGTAACGTAGATGAGTTTGATGTGATTGACAATGAAGAGGAGGCTCTATGAGCAGTTTTACTTACAAGACAGATGACGGTCTTTATGACGTTGAGTTGCTAGAAGATCAGGCTAAGATAGCATTCAACTATCTAGCTGAAGTCGAGGCAGAAATCCAAACCCTTGGTAAACGTATTGATGTACTCAGGGCGGCTTCAAAAAGCTTTCATGAAGTCATACGAGGACACTTAACAGAAGATGCCCTAGTGAGCGAAGAGGAGGATAACGGGGGCGAATAGCCCCCTTATTATTTATGAGCTTTGTAAAATATAAATTGCCATGTCCTAACTGCGGCGGTAGCGATCCAGTATCTATGAACGAAGATGGGTCTGCATGGTGCTTCAGTTGTGAAACTCGTTTTAAAAATTATGAGAAAGCTATGAACGGTGAAACAGTCAGTGACTTTAAAACTTATAAAAACAACTCAATGAATGATGTTGAAGGAGAATTTATTGCATTAAAGGACAGGTCGATATCTTTAGATACGGCTAAGAAGTTTGGGGTAAAAGCGCATACCAACAGCAAGGGCGAAATAGTTAAGCACTACTACCCTTATTACAACGCTAATGAAATTTCAGGTTACAAAGTACGTGAGGCAGGTAAGATCTTTAACTGGAAGGGCGACTCTAGAAGTTCTAGTTTGTTCGGTCAACAAGCCTTTCAAGAAGGCGGTAAGTATATAACAATTACCGAGGGTGAATGTGATGCCATGGCTACCTATGAGCTTATGGGTTCTAGATGGCCTGTAGTCTCGGTAAAGAACGGTGCTGCTGGTGCAGTAAAAGATGTTAGAGAAAACATAGAGTTCTTAGAAAAGTTTGGGACTGTTGTAATATGTTTCGACAATGACAAACCGGGACAGGAAGCAGCACGTAAAGTAGCCAAGCTACTGACTCCGGGCAAAGCCAAGATCTTCCAGTTTCCCGATGAGTTTAAAGATCCTAATGACATGCTACGTAATGGGCAGCATCAATCCTTTGTTACATCTTGGTGGGCTTCTAAGGTCTATACGCCTTCAGGAGTTCTTAACTTATCAGACAATATTAATAAACTAAATCACCGAGAAAAGAAAGACTGTGTGCCATATCCTTGGTCAGGCTTAAACGAAAAGCTTTATGGGCTACGACAGGGTGAGCTGGTAACACTGACTGGTGGTACAGGCTTAGGTAAGTCTAGCATCACTAGAGAATTAGAACACTGGCTTATCAAAGAGACTCAAGACAATGTAGGAATCGTGGCTCTTGAAGAGGACTGGAAGCGTACCGCTGACGGCATCCTTTCTATTGAGGCTAATCAAAGACTATACATTGATCAGATCCGTGAAGACCTCGGTGAAGAGTATGACAACCTAAGTAATAAATTCTTTGAGCAGCACAAAGATCGTGTCTGGATCTATGCACACTTTGGTGCTAGTGACTTCGATGAAATCATGTCTAGAATTAGATACATGATTATAGGTTGTGGTTGTAAATGGGTAATTGTAGATCACTTACATATGCTGGTTTCCGCATCGGATGAAAGCAACGAACGTATTCTAATTGATAGAATTATGACGCAGTTAAGAAAGCTTGTAGAACAAACAGGCGCTGGGCTAATCTTAGTATCTCATCTAAGAAGACTTGAGGGTAACAGGGGCCATGAGAATGGTGTCGAGGTTAACCTTAGTCACCTTAGAGGCTCCGGTGGTATAGCTCATATATCAGACTGTGTTATCGCTTTGGAGCGTAATCAACAAGCAGACAATCCTTTAGAAGCACAGACAACCCACATGCGTATTTTAAAGTCTAGATACACTGGTGATGTTGGAATGGCGACTCACTTGCTATATGATAAAGAAACTGGTAGGTTATCTGAAACCTTTCCTGATGAAGATGAAATAGAGGAGATAGAGCTTTGAAGTCTTTAGTCTTTGACATTGAGACAGATGATCTTAATGCAACAAAAATATGGTGCTTGTCTGCCTTAGATATAGATACAGAAGTTCAGGTATCTTTCGGCCCTTCTCAGTTAAAGGAGGGCTTAGAACTTCTTAAGAATGCAGATAAGCTTATTGGTCATAACATCATAGGCTTTGATGTTCCTGTAATAAAAAAACTTACAGGTGTTGATCTAACAGATAAGGAGCTTGTAGATACTTTAGTTTTGTCACGCCTCTTTAATCCTGTACGAGAAGGTAATCACGGCCTTGAACGCTGGGGCTATGCTCTTGGTTCGCCTAAGATTGAGTTTGAAGAATACACAAGATACTCTGAAGAAATGCTTAAGTATTGTGAGCAAGATGTATTCCTTAACTACAAAGTTTACAATGAGTTAAAGAAAGAATCTAAAGGCTTTACAAAACAAA